GAGTTCAACCATGACCCGAACATGGTGCTCGGTCGTACGTCGTCTGGCACGATGAAAGTCTGGTCCGACGACGACGCTTTCCACTTCGATATTCCGGTGTTACCTGACAGCCGCGCGGACGTGCTTGAGGCCGTACAACTTGGCAACGTGCGGGGCAACTCGTTCTCGTTCTCGCTTCCGGCAGACGGAACCGGCGAGGAGTGGCGATCGGTCGCACAGCGATCGGACGGCGGCAAGCGTCCGCTTCGCACGATCACGCGGATCGCGAAGGTCTACGATGTCGGGCCGGTCACGCATCCGGCCTATGAGCAGACGGAAGTTTCGGCGCGGTCTGACGACATGGCTGCGGCGATGGCGGGCGACACGTCGATCAAGGATCTTGTGCTTCTGGCGAGGGAGACGGAAGCCCTCGTTAAGCTGCAACGCGAGATGATCGAGAAGCAGGATCACCTACTCGCGATGCAAGGCCGTCGCATCGACCTATTGGAGGCAGGCGTTGATTCGCTGAACTTCGACGTGTAGGTTGTAGGAAGTATGTAGGGCAACGGTCGGTCGCCCGATGGGGCGGTAGCTTGAGCCGATCGTAGCCAGCGAGGACAGGACAGGTCGTCCGATGACGGCACGTCGCCTCTGAGCACCCAAGACAATTTCTTGGGCTCGGGGCGGCGTGCCTTTTTGCGTCAACCCGGCCCGCACTCACTGGAGTTCGAGGAATGGCGACCCTGAGAGAGCAAGCGCGCGAAAAGCTGGAGACACGCGCGAAGCTCATTCGAGAGAACCGGCCACTCGCGGAAAAGACGGACTTTTCCGACGAGGACCAGGCCGAGTATGACAAGCGGTTCGAGCAGATCGGAGCGCTCAAGGACCAGGCCGACAATCTGGTCAAGCAGGCTGAAGCGGAGGACGGGCTGGACGACTCGAACCAGAAGCGCGCCGACGATGGCAAGGTCGAGATCGAGACGCCCGAGGATCGGACGGCGGCGGAGGTGTTCGAGCGGTTCCTAAAGGGCGGCGTTAGCACGCTGACCGAGCCGGAAGCCCGTGCGCTACAGTCGGACATCGACGACAGCGGTGGGTTCTTGGTTCCGCCCGTGCAGTTCGTGAACCAACTGATCCAGGCAGTGGATGACGCGGTTTGGGTTCGTGGGCTCGCTACGACGTTTCAGGTACCGAACGCGAAGAGCATCGGCGCTCCGTCGCTGGACGCTGACCCGGCGGACGCGGACTGGACGACCGAACTCGCTACGGGCTCCGAAGATTCCACGATGGACTTCGGGAACCGCGAGATGGTCCCGCACCCTGTCGCGAAGCTGCTCAAGGTGAGCAACAAGCTGATCCGGCAGGCATCGAACGTGACGGGACTGGTGGCCGAGCGGTTGGGCTACAAGTTCGGGATCACGCACGAGAAAGCGTTCTTCACGGGGACCGGCGCAAGCCAACCGCTCGGTATGTTCACGGCTTCGAGCATGGGCATCAGCACGGGCCGCGACGTATCGACCGGCAACACGACCTCTTCGATGACGACCGACGGACTGACCACGGCGAAGTACACGCTGAAGGGTCAGTACCGTGGCGTAGCGCGGTGGCTGTTCCACCGTGACGGCGTTGCACAGGTCGCGAAGCTGAAGGACGGTAACGGCCAATATCTCTGGCGTGAAAGCGTCAGGGCGGGCGAGCCGGACATCCTACTCGGTATGCCGCTCATGGAGAGTGAGTACGCGCCGAACACGTTCACCACAGGGCTCTACGTCGGTATGCTCGCGAATTTCTCGCACTACTGGATCGTGGACGCCCTGGACTTCACCCTGCAACGGCTCGATGAGCTCTACGCGGCGACGAACCAAGTCGGGTTCATCGGTCGCATGGAGACTGATGGTGCGCCGGTGCTCGAGGAAGCCTTCGTTCGCGTCACGCTCGCGTAAGGAGAGATCATGCCAATCGACACCAAGAACACGACCAACGTCGCAGTCATCACCGCGCCGATCAGCCCGGCAGCTACGGGCACGATCACCGGCACGGTGGTAGACACCGCTGGTTACCGCTCGAACCTGTTCGTGATGTCTGCGGGCGCTCAGACGACCACGAACATCACGGTCACGCCCGTAGTGCTGAGTGGCACGGCGACGGGTTCGCTCGCGTCTGCCGCTGCCGACGAGATCATCGGCACCGAAGCAGCCGCAGTATTGAGCGGCACGGCTGGAGCGGGCACGACTACCACGATCGGCTACATCGGTTCGGACAGATACGTCCGCGTTGACCTGATCGTGACCGCAGCCGCGACGGGTGTGTACTCGACGCAGCTCGTACAGCGTAACCCGATCAAGGCACCTGTCTGATCGGTCGTCCGTGCCTTAACTGGCTAGGTCATGCCGGGGGACGCCATGTCCCCCGGCCATGACTGTAACCAACGGAGAACAACATGGCAGACGCAACGTATCAACCGCTTGTCTACCGCCAGCAAGGCGGCGACATCCTCGTAGTAGCGAGCGGCGGTGACATCAAGATCGAGCCAGGCGGCACGATCTCGAACGACGGCACGCAAGCGGCTGCGATCGCTGACCTGGCTACGGGCGCGACGAACGCTCAGATCGCGACGGCGTTCAACACGCTGCTAGTCGCTGTCGAGGAAGTCGGCATCCTCGCCACGTCGTAGGGGGGCAAGATGAGCTTCCCCGAAAGACACACGGTGAGCGTGACGACCGCGACAGGTGGCGGCGCTACGGCGTTCACGTCTGAGCCGGTACGTGGTAGGGTAGCAATGGTCACGTATACGGCAGCGACCGGCTCACCGTTCGCTTCGACCGCAGACTTCACGATCACGACCGAGGACACCCTTCAGGACTTGTGGGTCGAATCGAACGTGACCGCCACACAGACGATCTATCCGTTGACGGCTGGTGACCTGACGACGGGCGTTGCATCCACGATCACCGAAGTACCGATCAATGCCGCGTTCGAGCGGTTGAAGATCGTGATCGCGCAGGGCGGCAACACCACGAACGGGACCTTTATGTTCGTGGTCGCATGAGCGAACTACTGTCGAATGAGCGGCAGGTAGCGCCGACGGTTGACGGCATACGCCGCGACCACGTCGCGCGCTACGAATGGGCCGCTCGGCAGTTAGGATCTGACGCGGTCGTACTCGATGCCGCGTGCGGTGTCGGGTACGGCTCGCGTGTGCTCGCTGACGCTGGGCTGACAGTGCGTGGTATGGACAGGTCGGTCGAAGCGATCGCGTACGCGAATGAGCACTACAATCATGTACCTGGCGTGAAGTTCGATGTCGGCAACCTGTACGGTATCGAGCCGGTGCCTGACGCGTTCGACGCTGTGGTTTGCTTTGAAGCGTTGGAGCACATTGCGAAACCGGAAGTCGCTTTGCGTAGCTTCCGTGAGGTCGCGGGGCGGTTGCTCGTGTCTGTCCCGAACGAGGAATCGTTCCCGTACCGTGGTCAGTATCTACATCACATCAGACACTATCGACACCAAGAGCTAACCGCTCTGCTAGCTGCTACCGGCTGGCGTGTGGTCGAGTATTGGGGTCAGGCCGGTCCGGAATCGGTGCCAGAGCAGGGCATGAACGGGCGCACGTTGATCGCTGTAGCGGAACGTGTGGACGTTGATGCTGTGCCCGAACCAGCTGACCCGATGGCCGCGCATCTGCTGAACGGCAAGGTACCTGAGACTGTCGCGATCGTAGCGATGGGCGAGTCAGGCCGCACGTTCATGGCGAGCGCGGCGAACAAAGGCGGCAAACTGGTAGACGAGGTGTGGGCGATCAATTCGATGGGCGGCGTGATCCAACACGATCGGCTGTTCCATATGGACGATATGCGGATACAGCAGGCTCGCGCAGATTCGTCCGACGGTTCGATCGCTGGGATGATGAAGTGGCTACCCGACAACGCCGCGCCGGTCTACACGTCGAAGGTCTACCCGGAATACCCATCTGCTGTCGAGTATCCGCTTGAGTGGGTGCTGAACAAGACCCGGCACTGCTACTTCAACAACACCGTCCCGTACGCGCTCGCGTTCGCGATAGCTCTTGGCGTGAAACACGTGCATCTGTACGGCTGCGACTATTCGTACGCGCATGACCCGCACCGCCGCGAGAAAGGGCGCGCGTGTCTCGAGTACTGGCTAGGTGTCGCGGGCACGCACGGGATAGCTGTGACGGTGCCTAACGATACTTCGCTGTTGGACGCGAACGAGAAGCTGGGCCGCGACACGTTGTACGGGTACGACGCCGAATGGATGACGGTCGAAATGACCGAGAGTGGTTTCAACGTCGGGCGCGTCGATCGCAGGCCGGAAGACATCCCGACCGCTGACCAGATGGCTATCAGATATTCGCACAACCCCGCAATCGAGAACCGCGAACACGAGGTAAAGACATGATCCGTATGACGAAGCTAGCCGCTGGCCCGAGCGGTGTGATGGAGGTAGGGTCAGAGCACGATCTCGCGCCTGACGTTGAGGCCGAATACGTACGATCCGGCGCAGCTGTCCGTATCGGTGAAGTGGTCGAGGTCGCTACCGCGCCGGAACCGAAACAGACGGCAGCGAAGCGCAAGACACGGGCGAGGCGCAAGAAGTAGATGAGGGCGCTTGCACTCCAGACGGGGCCAGCTACCGAGGTGTTGTCTGTGCTCGACGCGAAGGCACATCTACGTGTGACTACCGCCGACGAAGACGCGTACATCGAGGCGCTAGTGGGTGCGTCCCGTACGTGGTTCGAGGAACAGACTTCCCGTGCGTTGATAACTCAGACATGGGATCTGTGGCTAGAC